AGCCATCGGTAGATCCGGTGACTCCGGGTGAGGGGTCTGCATCATTCCACCCACCAGGCGAGCAAATTGCGAGAACGCATTCTGCAATTCGCCTACCATTCTGAACGGGAAACCGCTTAACATTGCGGCTCGCTCTTCATCCGTCTTAGACGGAAATAAGAACTTCAGTGCTTCAATGCTATCAACACCTAATTCTTGTAGGTTCCTTACAACAATTGAGTTGTTAAGAACATCTTGAGTTGACTCTTCATAAACAGGTCCAGTCCAACGCCATAAAACTGTTACATCCCCATCAGGAATCAATCCTGTTACTCCGGGTGGAACAACTTTGGTCTCCATGCAAGCCATCATGATTTGTTTGACTTTTTCGTCAAAACCAATCATTGCTTGCTTGTACAGATCATTTTCTTCTACTGGCGCATCTTCTGCTGGTTCGACAGGTTCTTCCAAGCCTGATGCTTTGGCTAAGGTTGCACGAAATAAGCGTTCTTCTTGGAATACAATTAATTCAAGACAACGAGCAATACCGTAAGTATAAATAGCAGTTGCTTTTTTCTTTGACGTGGCCGACACACGTCCAAACAATGATTTGTACTCAGTTGCAGTCACGCCAGCAGAGATGGATAATTCATCAACACCACCTAAAGCTGTACGAATTTCTTCTCTAAATTGACGTGCAAATGAATTTTGATCTCCTGTAATTGCATCTGGAACAATGTAGCCAACACGGTCGTTTGGTTCCAGGTTTGCAATGACGCGTGGAACTCTGATTTGACCATCAACGCCACGACTAATTGGATCTTGCTTGAACGTAGACCGACTCAAGGCGGACAAACTACCAAAGCCAGAGTTTGCTGCGATTGATGGTCGCTGTACTGTGGTGTCTGCACCAGACTCCATAAGGTCTGTTTTGGGACGAGATGAAAGTAAAGTTGGGTTACCAAAGAACTGAACGTTCTTTCTCATAGTGCGCACTAATTCATCATGCACCACAATGTGGCTGGCCATGCCATCAAACTCGCCCGTTCCTTCGGTTGAAAAACCTTTTGGATTATTAAAAATTTCAACGCAAGGAATAAAACCTAAGCTATTTTTAAACGTTTTAGTTTTACCAAGGGCTGTATAGTTTGGCATATCAAACGACATTTCACTCTCGGAGTGAGTTTCTTGAATCGTGCGTCGTTTAATGGAAAGACGAATAAAACGTTTGGCGCCTTGGGCGCCAAGTGTTGCAGTACCTGATAAATTTGAAATGTTTACATTATCTCCAAAGCCATTGCCTTGCTTGACTTTATAGCTGTAGATAATTACAACTTCATCTAACTCACCGTCAACATTGTAGTAACTCCGATATTCGTGACTACGGAAGTAGTAAAGACGATAATTTGATTTGGTTGGTCGAATATAAAAAATACCTTTGCCATCACATAAGAAATAATCCCAGATGGAATCTAAACGTACATCAAGCTGATTGTATTTAACTACACGGTCAATAAAGTCTTTACGTTGATTACCAAAATTATCTTGCGTTGGGAAAAATTCAACACCTTGTCGAATTCCAAACATCTTCATTTGAGAAAGATGTGACCCCACAATCATGGTGTCAACATGCGCACTAGGCTCTTTCTCGACCGCTGCGTCGATAATTTCTTTTAAGCGAGCTTTGGTATCGACAGCCATTAACTATTCTTTTCCTTTGCTTCAAGCATCCTAGCAGCTTTACGTTCCTTCCGATGTTTTAACCACGTATGGAAAAACGCTAGTTCACCAGGGGTATAAAGCCCTGGTCTTTTGATTGCTTTTTTAACTAATTTTTTTTTCTTGGTCATGAAACAATTTTATTAACGTAGCCAGGGGGAACAGATTGTCCTAGTTGGGGACCTGCATAAAAACCAGCATTACCCATGGGTGTCATGCCAGCGTTGACGCCGGGATTCATACTGGAAGTAATAGTAGGCATCATGCCTGGATTTGCAGCTTCAAAACGATAACCAGCAGCTGGATTTCCTAAGGGGAAAAACTCTGTTGGCTGACCGGGTTGTGTCCCTGGATATGGGGCCATAAATACTTCAGGTTGAACAATACCAGCACCACGGGGGCCAGGGCGATTGTACTGCCCTCGTTCGATCTGTCCATATACGCGTTGAGCTAAAGCGCCACCATTGCCAGGTGCGCCAAAAGAAACGCCCCCTGCCGGAATACTTGGATTAAATGGGTCAGCAAAAGAGCCTGGCTGCCTAGGAAACAAGTCTTTTAAGGAAGGTTTTTCTCCGGGTTTTAAATATTTAGGATTTTGTCCTGGTGTTTGTTGCGGAACATCCCAAGAAGCCGAGGGCAATAAATCTTTTAAAGAAAAACCACCAGCAACCAAGGGACTATAACCAACAGAAGGAAAAAATCCTGGGTTACCTGGGGCACCTGGTACGTTTGCTGAACCGCCGTAATACATTTTTTATATTTTCCGTTCTTTTTATTTTACTCTTCTAATACTTCGTACCCAGCAGGGTCGTTTAATTTACTTATAATAAATCCTTCGCCTTTTATTTTCCAGTCAAGGGCATCACCTTCATGCCAATCAAGGCTTTCCAATACTTCATCAGGCAAGATAATAAACGGTTCACCGTTTTCATCTTCCTGTACTTCAAGAACGTAATTCATGAGTTTACAATTTTTCAATCAGTTTATCAAGCTTTGCGTTGATCTGTTTAAAATTATCATGCATTTGTTGAAGTTCACGTAAAAAATCAACTTTTAATACGTATTCCAAGGGCATTCGATTGATGTGTTCTTGTAGAACATCAACCTTTCTTTCGTTTTCTAAAATGCGTTCGTATAGTGCATGCAAGCGGTCTTGGTTACGACCCCAAAAATTATTAGGAAGCGCTGCCACAAGCTCAAATACATTTTCTTTTATTTTACAGTCAGTAATCAAGATGTAAATTACCCTTCCTTGCCAAACCTGTTACCAACCAAACAAGAGCGTCAACAGTATCATCGTGACCACTGACACCGAAATTAGTCAACTCCTCAAACATACTTGTAAAGTTTCTATAACGATTGAAGATAATCTTACGATCTTCAAACATACCAATAATCCCCCTGAAACGTGCAAGTTTATCCGCACGAAATCCTTTGACGGGGTGCCAAATTAAATTGTAAAGCCCCTCGTCATTTAAACAAACTCTCTTAAAGTCGGCTTCTAGAGAGGCTTGGTAGGCCACAGCCTCGGACCAAATATCACATGTGGAATAGGTTGGAAAGTAATTTTTGTTTTCATCTTGTCCAATGATGGACCAATCATTCATTAATTCTTTCATTGCATCTAATTTCTCCAAATTACCCATGACCCGAATACGTCGATAATCAATAATATGGATACGATCTTCAATCCGGCCACCCAATATAAACACCGTATAATCATTTTTTTCTTTAAGTCCGGCAGAAAGGTCCACGCCAATTCCCAAGGCATCAAACTCCGTTGCAATTTCTGCCTTGACAATAAGTTCTGGCGCCAATGAAAGTTCATTTTGCCTGACAATTTGATTCATGTATTGAAACGAAAAAGCAATAGGTGCTTGTCGTTTCTTTTCTTTTAGGTACTCTAGCGACCACATGTCCGGCCAGTAGGACTCCTCCTCTCCAGTCTTGGGATCGTTTTGAATTGCTGACAAAACAATTTGAGTCCAGTTGTTTTGTTCATTGAATGTAGTGGCGTGAATATCATCATGTCTGAAGCGAGTACCAAGGCAGATCGCCCTGGCACCCTCAAACATTGTTGGCGCGATCACCGCGTTCCAGTTGTCCTGCATTGTTTTACGAATGTCAGGGTTGCCAATATCAGCAGCAGACTTAATAGCGTCATCAATCATTACCAGGTGCGAACGTTTGGAGGTCACTGAACCTTTAAGGCCAGCGGCACAAAGTGTAAATTGTTCGTCACCAGTAACATCAATACCTGCAAATTTGTGATCGATGGACCAGTACTCATTACTAGTTACATTTTTAAGAAGGCGAACTTTAGGAAATACTTCTTGATATCGTTTGCTTTCAATAATGCGTTTGATGGTCGCTGACTTAGAACGTGCAATATCAACGGTGTAGGAAAGATAAAGAATTTGTAAAGGAAGTTTAGCTTCTGTATGAATGCCAATAGCCCAAGCAGTTAAGAGCCCCAGGACTGTGGACTTAGCTGAGCCCCTTGGAGCTAATAGATCAACGTTGGGACCAGCAATTTTAATTAAACAGTTACTATTTTCGTTTGTGACAAAGTGACGATGCCATTCTTTATGGTGTACTGCCGGAGGTTTATCTGCTACATAATCACAAAAATATCCAAAATCTTCACGTGCAAGCTTCGCTTGTTCGTAGTTTTTAGGTTCTTTGACTTGGTGATTTCTTGCCGCAGCACGTGCATTACGCCGATACGCGAGATGAACGTAAGATGGCATGAGCTAGTACCAGGTATTACTGAATGCTAACTCATTTCTTTTTCTTTTGTTTCTGACGTTG